GCAAGCCTTTAAGGCCGCCATAGGTGTTTGTGTCGTTGTCGAGCTGGCCCACAATGTTTGCCACCTCTTGGGCTTCGTCTGCATCTTCTTCAACACGAATAACGATAACCACCGCAGCGCCGTGATCATAAATATCCTGTAAAGCTGTTTTCAGGGTGCCCGTGGTGCCCGCCTTGGCGATCTGCGTTTCGCTGTTAATCAGCACCGGGGTGTTTAAAGGGAAAACCGTGGCATCGGCATCATCTGCCGTACCCACTAAGCCAATGGTTGAGGCGGAAAGCACCTCAATAGGGCGGTTCATGTTTTCGAGATAAATCATCTCTACGCCATGCAAATAATCTGCGGCCATGTATCAGCTCCAAATCTTATGTAAAAGAAAAGCCCCAGCGAATGGCTAGGGCTTTGGGTGAATTTCAGGCACAAAAAAACCGCTTTCGCGGCATTCGTGCTTTCTTACTTTCGTGCTTTAAATTGTTGGCTTAGTCGGCCATTCCACATCATCAGGGTTGGTGTAACTCTGCGGAATATCACGTAATGTTTGGCGATATTGACGCACCGCCGTAGCGTCTTCTCCAGCATCTTCACTCTTGTTTATCAACACATCCGCATTATGCAAAAGGTTAGCTCGACGCTGGCGAATATCATCCCATTTCATCTGATTAACAATGGTACTATTAATTTCTAATGGCTTTTCCATTACGCTAACCCTCGAACAATTTGCAATGATGGGATTTGAACATCATCACGGGCTGTTTCAATATCCCATTTCTCTGTAATACCCGATTCAACATATTCAACACCACTTAGAAAAATACCAACCTTTCCTTCTTTTTGTGGAATAAGCGCAGTCACACGGTCAGTTACCTTGCCTGTGTTTGTAATCGAACCAACAATGTTTAGCAATGTCGATGACACAACATAAGAACAATCACCACGCAACCAAAATACAATCCCGTTAACGGTGGTAGGATTCAGATATTTAGCGATAAATCCACCATTTCTAATATTTTCAGGAGTATGAGAGTCATGAAATTGATGCTTTAGAACATCAATAACATTGACTGCTGGATAGCCGCCCCAACCGTATGACTGAGCCAAAAACAGCATTGACATAGCCCCTCGCCAGTCTCCATTGTTATGGATATAGCGGCCTATAGAGATTGTCGCAACACCAGAATGGCTGGCAGGAACAAATACAGGATAAAACTTATCTACATCGCCCCCTACAGTGAATGACACAAATTTACGCGTCATATAGCGGTCATCAGCCGTAGATTGAAACTCATCAAACTCTTGTTCAGCTTGGATCATGCGCTGATCAATTTTACCAATTTTACCATTCACCGCTGACGTGAGGTTATTGGACGCCTCCACCAGCGCGGTTACTTGTTGTTCTAAGCTCATGGTTTAATTAACTCCCAATTGCGTTAATTTGCGCCGCGCCATCATTAAATGACGTGGCAAGTTGTGTAAATGCGTCACCCACTTCCTGTTCCAGTGCACTGAGGGAAGCCCCAGTGGCGTAATGGCTTGGCGTGTTACCACCAAACAGGGTTGTATCTGCCGCTTTGGCACCCTTAGCCAGAAAGTTTGTGTTTGATTCGGTTTTGGTGAATACCGTGGTTTTATCGGCTTTCTTTGCCAGCTCTGCGGTCATGCTGGCCGCAAAGTTCGGATCGTTGCCCAGTGCATCCGCAATTTCTTGCAAGGTGTCCAAGACTTCCGGGGCGGAGCCGATCACCTGCTCAATCCTGGCATCTATCTGCGCCGGGGTGAGCGTGTCCGTTTTATTGGCTTTATCGTCAAGAGTCGGCACCGTCACGGATAAGGTTACATTGCCCGAACCATCGAATGACACACTGCCGGACGCATCCCCAGAAAGATCAATGCTGCGGGCCACTTTCAATTTATTGGCCGTGGCGGCATTGGCTCCCAAGGTGTTGGCGGAATCATTCAGATAAGTGCGGCTATAAACCTCCGTTGCTTCGGCCTTGCCTCTTAACTTGCCATCAATCACGCCCATGAGGTTATTCACGGCGGCGATCATAGATTCAATTTTTGTGGTGAGTGACATTCCTCCCCCTATTGGGTTGTTTATGCTGAGATTACCCCAGCGTGATAATTAAATCGGTTGGTCATATCGGTGAGCATCTGATCCATATCTAGCTGGGTTTGCTGACTTTCATCATGGGCGGCACTGGCTTCACTTTTCGCCTCGTTGGCGCTTTGCTCGGCCTGCTCCACTTTGCTGAGCACTTCCTCAGCTACGGTGCCCACTGGCCCTTGCGTTCCCACGCTAACCACGGATAAACATGGCTTTGATGGCTTAGCGATCACCGTTACGGTGTCGCCTTGCTTGAGCTTTATCACTTGGCGTGATTGATAAGACACCACCACTCGGCATTGCGTATCAAGCATACTTTTTCCTTACAAATCAGCCCCCACTTAGTCAATCGCCCCTTTTGAGATAGCAATAAACGCATTCACCAAGGGATAAGCGTCACCCGATGGGAAATATACCCGGACTTCATAACTCACGTTACCAAGCGGAGCCGGGGGCGTTCCTTGGGTTTTTTCAGGCACCACGGTCACGCTGACTTCACCCGTTTCCGGGTTAAGCTCGATCCCGTCCGTGGTGTCTGCGGTCGCAATCACCTGATCCGTTTTTACATCGCGCATGGCAAACTTAGCCGTGCAGCCATGTAACTTGACTGGCTCAAGCTCGCCCGCTTCGTTCTCGGTTTCCCACGTCAAAGCAAAGCGCAACGTGGTGCCCGCCACCATATTCAAATCACCTGCGGCCACGCTGCCCCCTTAAATGGCTTTTTCCATATCGTTGACACGAAACAGCAATTCAACATGGCGGGCCATGTTGGACACGTTAGCCGCTGCCAATGCCGTTTGATGTTCAGCAAAAGCGGCCAGTGATAAATCAGCGCCCGTTCCCTCCACCGTGACGGACTGGGCGGGCAATGCCTCCAGCACCAGATCAAAGGCAAGGAACAAAGGCACCTGAGCGGATTTGTAAGCCAGCGGATCATCTTTATCCGACCACACCGCCAGCATGGTGCCATCTTCGAGCATAAAGCCGATTTCACGCACCCAAAATTCAGGGGAGCCATCGGCCAAAGCCGTGACGTGAATTTGATGATCGTTAACCCGTTCGCCATCAGCGATAGGGATACGCATTCGCTCATTAACTAGGCCCAGTTCCCCTTTGCTGGGTGTTCGGCCACTGTCACCCAATGCAATATGGGTAATTTTGGCGGCCACCCCGGTGTTCTCGGCATTAAATACGGCGGCTAAGCCTTTGGTTGTGATAATGGGTATTAACGCACTCACACGATTGCCTCCATGTGTCGATAAATAACGGTATAACCCCAGCACACCCCAGCCAGCCCACAACGGCTTGGCCGTGGGTTAGCATCAAGGTGCGGTTGCTGAGTGCTACGAGATAGCGAAAGCCCGGACGTAACTGAAACAGCCCCGATCCCGGCTTGACTGGCTAACGTTTCTTGCTTGGTGTTGGCCGTTTTTCGGGCCAGTGCCGCCATGCCTGATAAGGCCAGCGCCATTGCGATCCGATTAGGGCCAAACTTCGCCCCCACCTTAAATTCAAAGTGGCTGCGGGTGTTCTTGGAATTAACAATGGCCCGGCGGATCTGATCGTACATTTCAGGGTTCAGCACCCCTTCTTCACCGGGCGTGATGTTTTCATTTGCCCATGCCGTCACCTCAAAGGTGCCCGGCTCGCCTTCTGGGGCTTTTTGAAACCATTCCACCAAATCCGTGCTTACCCCCAAATCACTGAGGGCTTTCTCTACAGCGGGGCGGGTGCCCTTGGTTCGGTGAACATTGAGCGAGTTAGCCACCACACGGCGTTTGACTGTTTCAGGCCAATCCGTGCGCCATAAATCCACCGATAAGGCCCACGCCAAGAAAGGCAGCACCTCCAGTGGACATTCCCACGGGTTCCATAATGTGGCTATGGGGATTTCTACATGCTCGATCCTCGCCAGTGCCAGTTCCAAATCTCGTTCAAGATCGGACACACTAGGCGGCAATATTGAAACGGGTTCCATGCCTTCCCCCTTAATCCACCAATTCAAAGGTGGTTGTGATGCCCGTGCAAAACGGCGCTTGGATAGCGGAGCAAATCACATCCACCCAGTTATCCAGCTGCACTTCTTCCACCCCTTCCACCGTTAAGGCGGCATGAATAGCCGATTCCACCACACGGCCTTTAAACCGATGCAGGGCGGCCACATAATCCGCCA